CGGGCGACTTTTGACTGAGTACGGAAATACTCCGAAGAACTTGAGTTTGAAATAGTCTCAAGTTTTGTTTTCTCTTCCAACATTTCCTTCTTAATTTCAACTCGCTGGGCATAAAGTTCCTCTACGATCTCAGGAATGATTCCTTTCTTGTCTCTACGAAATGTAGCACCATTGCAGGCAACGGCAAGGTTATCGTTAGGAACATTGACCTTTTCCTCGGAAAGAATTTTGTCCGGATTGAGATCAGAAACGAAAGATTGCCGGACCAGAGTTTCTGGCGACATATTATATTGAATAATCAAATTGGGATAGAGAGAATTTAAATCAAACGACATAACCCAGTTGTGCATACCTACCTTCGGTTCTTTTACATAACCGCCGGGATAATTCGTAGATTTGGACTCCTTTGTTGGCATAACCGCAACCTTACTACGAGCAAGACGACGAAAAATAATGGAATCCCAGATTGCCGTTGTTCCCAGAGTATCCTGATAATTTACACCTCCCAGATAGGCCATAGTCAGAACCAAAGTAATCAAACCTAGTTTTTCTTCCATTCGTTCAATCAACTCAACATCTTTGATATTGTAGTCAACGAACATCTGATAATCCGCATCGTAAAGATCACGGAGAGAACCAACTTCTGAATAATCCAACTTTTTCTCACCCAGAACTACATTGGCGATGTGATTCAAAGAATATGACTCCTGATTACCATAGGTATTGAGAGTGAACTTCTTAAACAGATCCATATAGTCAAGGTGTTGAATCCCCCTGATCTCAAAGATGGTGTGAGTCCTACCCCTACTCATGATTTCTCTTTGATCAATCTTTTTCCAAGGGGAAAGTAGATTGGTTTTTGTCTCGCCCAGAAGGTATCGCATTCGGGCAACCATATAAGGAATATCAAAGAGTCTAGTATTCCAACCTGTGATGATGTTCGGTGTATTTTCGGGATTTGCCCAAAAATCAATGAAAGATTCAAGCATTGAAGATTCGGTTTGACAGACCGAATATTCAATTTCGAGATGATCTAGTTGAGACTTGGATTCATCATATCTTTTGAGACCCCACACTCTATAAATTTTATCCTTTGAACTTTTGTAGGCAATAGTAAGAATTTGATTTGTGGGATTGTGAACATCCGGAAATCCTTCGCCATACGATGTTTCAATGTCGAGAAAAGCAGTATCAACCATTTTACGACTGTAACTAATTTCATCAGGAAAAACAGATTGAATAAACGCCGGGATGTGTCGAGTGTTTCCATAAAGTTTGAAGTCATCCACACTGTTATACATTTTCTCGTGGCTGCGTACTCCCGCCATTGATTGAAAATTAATTGGTTCCACTGGAGTGCCATCCAGTGCCTTCCAGTCCGTGTTCTTGTCGGGCGAGCGAATAAAAAGTTTTGGTTGATATTTTATCCTTTTCTGGATTTTCCTACCATCCCCATCATAACCTCTGTAAAGAAGAGAGTTACCAAACCTATCTACACTTGTATAAAATCCACTTGAAAGAATCATAATATAATACTATACGAAACGGTGACAATTGTCAAACAAAAAAAGAGGCAAGAGGATTTTTTGCCTCTTGCATCTCTTTTTAACGTCTAATCAGAATGGTTAGCTTTCGCAATTAATCCTGAAGAAAACTTTTCTTTGTTTTTGTTGACCCGATTTTAATAATCTTTGGTCTGTGTTCTTCAGGTATAACTCTCTCCAAACGAACACTCAGGATACCATTAACTAGATCGGCTCCACGAATCTCGATATGTTCAGAGAGGTTAAAAGTCTTTGTGAACTTCCGATTGGATATACCACGATGGATATACCCATTTTCTTCTTTTCCTTCCTTCTTTCCTTCTATACTAAGAACGTCATCCTTGAATGTGACTTCAATGTCAGATTTATCAAATCCGGCCACGGCCAGTTCAATTTCATAATTATCATCATCAATACGGATGACATTATGCGGTGGATATCCGCTGTTATTGTTATTCGAGTTACCAGTGCGGGAACGCTCGAGTTCATCGAATATTCGTTCAAAACCGATAAAGGCAGAACGCGACCAGTTTAATGTTGGCCAGTTTGTTGCTGTTGTTGTCATATCTATTTTCCTCCATTATTAGGCAGGTTTAGGTTTGTGAGACCCTTTCGGCATCTCATCCGAAACCACATCGTGTGGTTTCGAAATTCATTATCTATTTAGGATTTATTTTCGTAGGATTTATTTTCGTTCCCTATTGAATATTTTGGTTTTAAATCCCAATCGACTTTAGCGCGATGAGAGATGATCTTTATCGATCTCAAATCTGTTTGTGGTTGAGCGTTTTCTTCATTTACGATGTTAAGTAATCCCCAATCTGAGAGAAGGGTTGTAATTGTATTTCGTCTTTCAATATCATTCTCTGTAAGAGTTGCGTTTTTTCCATCTAGTAAAAAAAGTTCTTTGAAATGAACAATGAAATATCTCCCTTGTTTGTGGAGAATATGACAACTTTGAAATAGAGTATTGGGTATCTTCTTCGAAGATACTCCTATACGAGTGAGTGTCTCCTTTATCTTAAGAAAATCATCAGGTTCGTTCAGTAACACTTCCAGCATATCTGCTGGAGTCCAATCATCTATAAATGTATCCATATCACAAAGGTATTTATAGTATAATCACTTTTGGATACCTCCAATATCAGTTAATTTGCGTAACCTTTCCAATTCTTTCTCGGAAAAGAGAGAATAAACAGCTTCCGCTTTGGATCTTGAGTAATTATACCGTTTCTGAATTGTTTTTATATCGTCCCCAAGACTCCTTTTCTTTGCCCATTTTGAGAATCGTTTCTTCGGAGATACAACATCTCTGAGAAAATCATACTGCATACGATGGGGAAGATGGGCCCGAAGATTCATTTCATTTACGAAGAGAATTGTATCATGAAAATAAGATAATCCTCTATTCACAATAAAAGGATTATAAACCTTATCTGGCGATGATGGATCACTTGGTTCATTGGATGAGTCTGCCTTGCATTCTCGTAGTAGATTCTTCCCTTTACGACCCTCATTGATCGAATTGATAAACGAGAAAACTGTTAATTCATCAGACATTTACTTCCACTGTGAGGTTGCCATAACTTCTGTAAGACAAGCAACCGTATTGATTTCCTGATCGGCTACGAAGGCCGCACGATATTGATATTCCCCAAGTGTCATTATGATACTTGGAATCGATTGCGGTTGAGCAAACTCATAAAGAGTATCATAGATTCTACGAAAAACAACTGATGAATCTACATCACTGTTGTTCGTCACCCAACCACGCATCTTTTTGAAATCCTTTTGCTTGAGATAACTAACAAGTTCGGCAACATTTTGATCGGACATTCCAACCAGAACATCGGCAGTGATTTCACCGGATGAACTATACCTTTGACACTCATTCAGAACCCTTCGCCAATCCGGAGCAAAACGCATAATCAGATCCGCAAGAACCCTGTTGTTGAATTTGATGTTTTCGGCATCAAGGATCAATTGCAATCTTTTCATGAACTTCGCTGAAAGTTGGGCAAGTTGTTTCTTGTTCGTATTGAATTCAACAACTGTGCAACGTGAGTGTAGAGGTTCGATGATACGATTCTTGAAATTACATGTAAGAATGAATCGACAATTGTTACTGAACTCTTCGATAAAACCACGAAGGGCCGGTTGAGTTGACTGGGCATTCAGATAGTCTGCCTCGTCTAAAATTACAACCTTGTAATCATTTCCCATCAACGATATCGAAGAAGCGAACTGACGTATCTTCGACCGAAGAACATCAATACCTGATTCCTCTGAAGAGTTGATCAGAAGATATTCAAGATCCAGTTCATTACAAAGTGCTCTTGCAACTGTAGTTTTACCAAGACCGGAAGTCCCCGTCAGGAGCATGTTGTGCATTTCACCCGAGTCAACGATCTTTTGGAATACTCGCTTATGAGAATCGGGAAGGATACACTCCTTGATTGTTTTTGGGCGATACTTCTCGCAAAATAAGAATTCATTTTTCATAATATAATTATATCATAAATGAAAGGAATTGTCAATCAATCATTTTCTTATGATAAAAGATATTTGACAATTCCTCCAAAAAGAATGACGCTTATAACGCCATTCAAAAGAATAAGAGCTCTATCGTTCCATTTCAAACCCACATACAACCAACCTATTAAACCCACGATTGAAAATAACATGTCATATAAATGTAAAGAAGGACTGGCCGCTCTTAGAGATGTGGCGATAAGAAGACATATACTTGATGCCCATTTTACATACCAAGTTATGTCTTTATATGGTGTGACCTTTTTAATAGTTTGTGTTTCCACCATCTTGTTTCCGATATAGTTTTTCATTTGATTTATATTTTTACTAGAAATTGGTTGGAGCGGGTGGAGTAGAATACTACCTTTCCCACTCCAATGGAGCCACCTGTCAGATTCGAACTAACGACCCATTGATTACAAATCAATTGCTCTACCAACTGAGCTAAGGTGGCAATGGGAAAAAATTACTTTCCCCCAGTTGTATCAGAGTCGGAAGATTCATCCGGTGTCTCTTCAACACTCGTTTGATCCTCACCTTCTGGTTTTGGAGCATAGAAAGCCAGAAATGTTTCGACTTTATCGCGAACAGTTCCCACGGAACTAAGTTCCTTACCTTCAAAGGCTCCTCGCCTAGATGCTACATCAATGATTCGAATAATTGCTGCGAAATCATTCAATGTTATTTCTGGTTTATTTACAGTTTCTTCACTCATATTTTTCCTTGGTTTATTGGTTCTTCGGGAAATTTTCCTCTTCTTCTTTTTCTTGTTTGGTGGTCTATGTGGCATAAGTCGAATTTCTTTCTAAAGCAATCCAATATTTCACTTTGTTGTTTATTCCTTCCCATTGAGAGATCAATTTAGAAGAAATAGTTAAACGATAATCATCCGCTAACATCTTCAGATTCTCGATTAGAAATTGGAAATCGAACGTGTCGCCAACACTCAGATCCAAATGATAGAGCTGTCCAGTAAGGGCAATCTTATAAATATTTGCGGTAGGATTAGATGGATCAAATACCTTACATTCAATCTCGTCAGAATCCTCACTACTGATAATTGAAAGAACCGGAGCGTTCAATACGGCACTTGCCTTTCGGATATTAGAGATCACTTCATATGTCAAAGTGACATTTATATCTTCTGATGGAAGTCCCACTTCTCTATCTGGAGAAGTAAGAATATCCGGATCAGAGAACCGATAGATTATACTGGAATTCCCAGAAGACATCGTAACCGAGTCCTGAGAAAATTCTAAATTTGGATCTTGAATAAGTGAGTATGCTCCAAGAAATTCATTCAGATCATAAATCCCAAAGGGTTGACTAAAAGATTCTTCTACTTCGGCCGAAGACATAATGTTCTTCTTATCCGAAATGGTCATAATTTTGCTGCCTTCTTTTACTACAAGATTACCATTAATTGTGGAGTAATTTTTTAGAAGTGTTAATGTGTCATTTGATAATTTCATATTATAACTATATACTATTTTTGTCGTTTTGTAAAGAATAAAATTCAAGTAAAAACATTATGCAACAAAGAGCATGGGCATAATGATGTTCTCCACTTTCTGGATCAAGATCTTCTCCTTTCTTGACCGCCCAAAGATGTCTTTGCGCTGCCGAAAAATATCGATTCACTGGATTGTCAAGTTTCTTCCAATTGTGGCGATCATATTTCTGAGCACCGTGGGTCATAACCTTTGCAATCGATTCCAATGCATTTGGCGGAATCAAAGAGTAATCCGGTTTCTTGTTGTCGTGTTTAACACCTTCCATTTGTACATTTTCTTTTTGTTGTTGTTGTTGTTCTTCTCTGGAATTTTTCCAACTATAAAGACCTTCTTGGTAACACCCATCATCATCTTCTAATGCATAACAACTTGCTTGATAATTGAGCTCCCCACTAATTTTAATCAAGTCGGCCCAGTCGTCCCACTGGGACGGCAGAGGCGGCGGACTATCTAAACTTTTTGGCAGTAATTTTTTATTCATAATTAGAAGGGACATTCCTCGCTTGCTGACGGGCATGAATCCGCATCAGGTGGAATTTCGATAATTTCACCATCATCATCAATGGTGGACGCATCAATTTTAGTGTAAAGATCAAGAAATGCATCTCTAGTTTCTTCTTCAAACCGACTTATGCACATCTTGATGGATGTCATCCGGTCTTCAAAGATTGAAAACGCCTTGATAATGTGGCAAAGTCTACGAGTCGAAACAACATCTTCAATTCCTTCGGCATCAAAAGTCTTTCTGATAACGTTTGACCATGCAACCAACTTATCGATGAATTCATCATCATTGATATCATGATTCTTGGCGTTTGCAAAGAGAATTTTTTTCTCAGTGGCATAGGGCGGAAAGTTCTGATCAATAACCGCAACGAAACGTTCAAGAAACGCATCATCGATGATTCCAGCGGCAGTATACCGACCTTCATCAGAACCTCGTCCTTTAGTATTCGCAGTGGCGATAACATTGAATCCATCAGCAGGAGTAATAACTTGACCAGTCTTCTTCAGAAGAATAGGTTTTCCCTCAAGAACTCCCTGTAGGCACATAATCTTATTAGTTGATCTGTCGATTTCATCGATAAGAAGTATGCAACCTCTTTCCATTGCCTTAACAACTGGACCCTTTTGAAAAACAGTATCACCATTAATCAACCGGAAACCACCAATCAGATCATCCTCATCAGTCTCGGGACTAATTTGAACTCGAATATATTCTCTCTTGAGAATTGCACAAGCCTGTTCAATCATCATGGTTTTTCCATTACCAGACATACCGACAACATAAGTGGGGAAGAAAAGTCTTGAATCAATAATTTTCTTGATCTTGGAGAACTCTCCCCATTTGATAAAAGTCGAATCCTTTGAAGGGATATAAATTTCATCATCGGTAACCGAAGATACCGATTGGAGATTCATTGCAGTAGCATTTTCAAAATTCATAACCGGAGCAGGGGTGGCTGAAGGGGTC